TACTGGCAGTTAGCAATCAGGACAAAGAATCAAATCTACATTGACTACAATCCTACAAATGAGTTTTGGGCGCATACTAAGCTAATAGGTCAGCCAGATACAAAGCTGATTATAACAGACCATAGGCACAATCCATTCCTATCAGATCAAGACCATGAAAGAATAGAGGCTATCAAAGACTTAGACTTAGAACTATGGCGAGTATATGCCAGAGGCAGGACAGGTAAGATTGAGGGCGTAATATTCCGTAACTGGGCAATATGTGAACGGATACCAGAGGATGCGGAGCTGATAAGTTATGGCATTGACTTTGGCTTTACGAATGATCCGACAGGCATAATAGAGGTTTACAAGTCAGGTGGCGAATTATGGGTAAATGAGATGTGCTATGAAACCAGACTAACTAACATGGATATTTGCAGGAAGCTCAGAGATTTTGGCGTGACAGAGGATCAGGAAATCATTGCTGACTCAGCCGAGCCAAAATCAATACAAGAAATATATGCAGAGGGTTTTAACATTCATGGCGCAATGAAAGGACCAGACTCAATTAAGCAAGGCATTGACATCCTTAAAAGATATAAAATAAATATTACCGCAAATAGCCATAACTTTAAAAAGGAATTATTTAGTTACATTTGGAAAAAAGATAAGACAGGCAGGATGCTTAACGAGCCTATTGATGCTTTTAACCACTTAATAGATCCGTTACGTTATGTGGCATTAAATAAGTTAGCATCGAAAATTAAACAAGAATATTCATTTGACTGGAATTAACATGGGCGTATTTTCTAAAATATTCAAAGCTGATATAGAAAAGGCAGCTACAACTCAATTAGAGGCGTTAATGCCTGGACTTCAACAACAAATAACTGCAAACCTATATAACCAGAATGTTTTTGGATGGATTGGCAATAATCAGGTTATCGTTGACTTTGAGGACAAAGTAAAATTTGTTGACGAAGGATTTAAGAAAAATGCCGACATCTATACCTGCATTGATATTATATCAAAGAAAATAGCTGAGTGCGCTTATTGCCTATACGAAGTAAAAGAGGGCGTAACTAAAAAGGATCTAAAGGTTTTCCAGAATATGTCAATGGCTGAGGGTGCTACTGCTAAGATGCGGACTTTGCAACTTAAAGAGCAGATGTTTAATCAAGTCGAAAACAATCCAATCCTGGACTTATTAGCAAAGCCTAATCCTCAGCAAACGTATGAGGAGTGGATGACTGATCTTGCAGGTTTTTTCTTGTGTACTGGCGATGGGTATATCTTTGGCAATGGTAAGAATCCTGACATGACTGAGAAACAAATCTGGTCACAACTTTACTCTTTGCCTAGCCAATTTATAGAGATTATCTCAGGTGGTATGTTTGAGCCTATTAAAGGTTATCAGATGCGCTCTGTTTATATGACTGAAGTTCCTATACCGGCTCACCAAGTTGTGCATTTTAAATCCTTTAATCCTGACTTTACGCTGACAGGTGCGCAACTATACGGGCAGTCACCTATAAAAGCTATTTATCGGAACGTATTAAAAGAAAATGAGGGCGATAATGAATTGCTAAAGCAGATCAGAAATGGTGGTGCTTATGGTTTTATCTCGCCAGATGGACCGGGTGCATCGCTGACTAAAGATCAGATGAATGTGCTAAAAGAAAAGTTTGTAGAGGCAAAGCGTGGTGAAACCTTAATGGATAGGATATTTCCAAGCTCTGGTCCTTTGAAATGGACTCAAATAGGAATGCCATCTACTGACTTGCAACTAATCGAATCGCTTAACATTGATACCAGAAAAATATATGCAGCGTTTCACGTTCCTATTCAGTTCTCAGGTAGTGAAGCCGCATCAACTGATAATAACATGGGTTGGGCATCTAAACAACTAATCTATAATGCAACCGCTCCACTATCTCGCAAGATCAGAGATGCAATCAATAAGTTTGTCTGTGAGCCTTATGCTAAAGTATACGGTAAGCAATATTACTTTGATTTTGATTTTAGCTCTTATCCTGAGATGCAGGAAGATATGGAAATGCTTACATCATGGTTAGCTAACTCATATTGGATAACTCCAGACGAAAAACGTATCGCTCAGGGTTACGATAAGATTAGTTCAGTAGATATGGGCAAAATATACGTACCGGCTAATTTAGTGCCGATTGAGGAATTGTCTTTAGATGCGGCTTATAACAATGCAACCATAAATGGCAAGTAGTGTTAAATACCATAAAACCTATTTAAAGCTACATAAGGAATATGAGGCTTATGCTTACCCTATTATCAAAAAGGCTTTAGATGACCAGACAGGCGCAGTAGCTGACTTTGTAAATGAAGATAACTTTGATAACATAGAGTTATATATCCAGTTCTTAGTTGAGCAAAAACCTTTATATTCTGGATTAGAAAAGATATATACAAAGGTTGGCGTTTCATCAGCTACATTCTCATACGACTGGATACGTAATTCAGTACCTAAAACAAAAAAAGATTTTATTATAGATTTCTTTAATGCTGCATGGTACGAAGAAATGGTAAACTATTTTAGATTAATCGGAGGTACTAAGGTTTCAGGCATAGATAATACAACTAAGGATATTGTAAAAAACTTATTAGCTAATATTTTAGGGCAAAATTTAAGCCGTAGAGATCAGGCAAAACTATTTGAGCAAACTCTCAACGATCCTGCATTTAACAGAGCAAGGTCTTTGGTAATTGCACGAACAGAATCAACTACTGCTGCTAATCATGGAATAAATGTAGGAGCTAGGAGTTCTGATTATGAGGTTGTAAAGTTCTGGATTAAAACAAACGATAAGAGAACAAGAGATTCGCATAAAGCAATGAAACAAAAACGAATTGGATTAAATCAGCCTTTTATGGTTGGCGGAACTCCAATGATGTATCCTGGTGAAGTTGGCGCACCTGCTGAGGAAGTTGTAAATTGCAGATGTGTAATGGCAACTGAAGCGTTAAAGGATGATGATGGCTTACCGATACTAAAGCCGAGAACGCCTGAGTATATGAGAAAAGCTAAAACCTATAACGACTATCCAGAGGCAGCGGTAAATAATGCTAAACGTGCGTTAAAATGGGTTGAAGCAAACGGATGGGGCGAATGCGGAACGCCTGTCGGTAAAGCCAGAGCGCACCAAATTGCAACCAGATCGCCTCTTTCAAGGGATGTAATCGCTAAAATGGCATCATTCAAAAGGCATCAGCAAAATGCCGATGTACCTTATACAGAGGGTTGTGGTGGTTTAATGTGGGATGCATGGGGCGGAACGGCAGGAGTAGAATGGGCAATAAGAAAATTAAAAGAAATAGATAATGAATAGTATATTTACATAAAATTTTTTAATCATGAAAGGATTATTAGAATACAAGAATTACAAAGCCGAGATAAAAGACATGGATTCCGATAGGATGACTGTTACAGGCTACTTTGCAAGTTTTGGGAATATGGATTATGATGATGACATTATCATGCCCGGTGCTGCAACTAAGACAATCGCAGAACGTGGTCCAAAAGGATCGAACGAGATATTCTTTTTGAATCAGCATAACTACGCTCAGCCTCATGGTAAGCCTATGGTTTTAGAGGCGCAAGAGCGAGGCATATACTTTGAAAGTAAAATTGCACCTACAAGCTACGGCAGGGATGCAATGATTCTTTACGCTGAGGGTATTGTAATTCAGCATTCTATTGGTTTTAGCACTATGAAAGCTGACTATGATCAGAATACAGGAATGCGCATGATTAAAGAGATTAAGTTATACGAAGGATCAAATGTCACTCTGGGTGCTAATCCAGAAACTCCATTTATGGGATTTAAGTCCTTGACAATGGCAGAGATAAACGATCAGATAGGTAAAATGATTAAGCTATTAAAAGATGGTAGCTTAACAGACGAAGGCTTTGGCAGGTTGGAAATAGCATTAAAGCAATTTCAATTAGAGGCGTTCAATTTAGGTAAAAATTCACTATCGGAAGCAGAGCCGACATTAGTCACTCCAGTAAAAGATGAGCCGAATATATTAACAGAATTAATAAAACATTTAGAAAAGTAAAAATGGAAAATTTAGAAGTAAAGGCTCAGGAGTTGCTAGATGCAAACAAAGCTAAAACTATTGATGAGGCTAAGGCTATCATCGCAAACGCTATCAGCGAAGCTACAAAGGCAGCTGATCTAAAGCTAGAAGAATTGCAAAAATCTACATCGGTTAGAATTGATGCAATGGACAAAGCATTGCTAGAGGCTAACTCAGAAGCAAACAGAATTAAAATGGATGCTAAAGAAGCGTCTCCAATTTCTTTTAACAAAGCATTTGCTACTGCTATGGATGAGAACTCTGATAACTTAGAGAAATTCCGTAGAAAAGAGATTAAGCAATTTGCAATGGAGTTAAAGACTGTTGGCGATATGTCACTTGCTAACATTACAAATCTTGAAGCTGCAAACGTACAGATGCTACCGGGAATCATTCCTGCTGCACCACGTAAGTTGCACATCAGAGCATTATTGCCTACTGGCGTTATGACTACTTCGGCAATTCACTATTTGCAGGAAACAGGATCTGAAGGATCAGTTGCAGCATGGGAAGATAATTCAGGTACAAAATCACAGATTGATTACGATTTGACTGAGGAGGTTGCACCAAGTGAGTTCATTGCAGGTTACCTGCGTATTACTCGTAAGGCTTTAGATGACATCTCTGCTATGCGTTCTTATCTTCAATCTCGCTTACTAGAGCAGTATCTTGACGCTGAGGATAATCAACTATTGAACGGATCTGGAGTATCTCCAAATCTAGGTGGTTTGATTACCAATGCTGAGGCTTACTCAGGATTCCGTACTATTCAGGTTGAGAAGTTACTAGATTCAGTTGCACAAATTGAAAGCAATAACCACTCTGCTAATGGTATCTTGTTAAGTCCAGAGCAGTTCTATGCTTTGATGCTTACTAGAGGCACTACAAATGATTACACTTTGCCAGGCGGAGTTGCAGTTGACCTTGTAAACGGTCAGTTGTTTATTTCTGGAGTTCCTATCTTTAAGTCTAACGCAATTAGCGATTCTAAATACTTAGTAGGCGACTGGGCAAAAGGTGCGCAACTATTTGTACGTGAAAATCCAATTGTTAGATTCTTTGAGGAGGATGGTACAAACGTAAGAGAGAACAAGATTACAGTTCGTGTTGAGGGTCGTATAGCATTACCGATCTACTACACAGATGCATTCGTAACTGGATCTCTAAACGCTAATCCTAGCTAATTTTTTTGGTTAATAAGTGTAAGGATGAAAAGCCTGTCAAGAAATTGGCAGGTTTTTTTTATTTCTTTATGTTATATAAATAATTAACTTTGCTTTATGTTTAAAGCCAACTTTATAGGTCAAGCAGGATTATACAAGAATCAGGAGTATGTTATTTGTGTTGGCGTTATAAATGGTTGGATTCATGTCCGCAGAAAATGCGGAGCAGGTCGAATGAATTACCCATCAATTTTAGACTTCCTGAGAGATTGGGATAATATCCGTAAAATATGAGAATTTTTCATCTAGGTTTAATGGTAGCACCTCCGCCAAATGATTCAGCACGTAAAGCCTTTATGGCTAACTGCACAGATTACATAGAGTTATCCACAGGCGCAAAGGATGTAAACCAAGAAGCGATAAGAATAGCCAGAGAGTTTAGACCTGATATTATCTTTATGCAGATACAAAGTCCTAACATTATTCACATAGAAACTGTAAAGGCGATGCGTGAAACAGGCGCATGGATCTGTAATTGGAACGGCGATATAAGAGATGAAACTCCGGCATGGATGATTGCAATGGCACCTCATATAGATAAGACTTTGTTTTCTAATATGCGAGATGTGGCAAACGTAGTAAACGGCGGTTATTTAGAAATAGGCTACGATCCTGAGATATACAAGCCAGACGGCGATATAGGTAATTGCAGAGAGATTTCATTCTTTGGTAATAATTACGGCGGCGATAAATTTCCTTTAAGCAGATTGCGTATAGACATGAATACTATGCTACATAAACACTTTGGCGATAAGTATGGCGTTTACGGAAATAACTGGTTTAACGTAGCCGGTAACTATAACCATTCACAGGCAGAGGAGTCAAAAGCATACAGAGCAACTAAGATAGCTATTAACCTAAGCCATTACGATGAGGATTCATATAGCTCAGATAGGATTTATAGGATATTAGGCTCAGGGGCGTTCTGTTTATGCAAAGCCTATCCAAATATGCCTTTTATAGATCATGTTCACGTTAGGACATGGAATAGCCTTTATGATTTAATGGTATTGCTAAGATACTATCTAGATGACCATAAAGAGGAGCGGGATCTAATAGCAAAGCAAGGCAATGAGTTTGTCAAGGCTAATTATACATTTGATAAAATGGTAAAGAATTTAATAGAGATATATGAGCAAAATTAAAGTTTTAGGATTTATGACTATACACTATGCAGGCGATTACTTGCGTGAGGCTCTTATGTCGGTTGTAGATCATGTAGATAAAATGGTGATTGCTTATAGCATGATGCCTAGTCAAGGTCATGGAACGCTATTACAATGCCCGGATTCAGAGGGTTATATATTTAGCATTTGTCAGGATGTATTAAAAGATAAAATGATTTGGGACAGGGCAGATAGGTACGGAGCTGAGAGTGAGCATAGATCGGTAAAGTATAGATACTCTGATGGGTATGATCTGGTGCTGACAGTAGATTCCGATGAGGTTTATAAATCAGATGAGTTACAGAAGTCTTTTGAGTATGCTTATTGGGGCGTAGATCGCTTTTATGGCATTGATGGATTTGTAAACTTTTGGCGCTCTTTTGACTATGCTTGTTATGATGGATTCAGACCGATTAGATTAGAGAATTTGCATAGGAAAGAACATACTCAGGATTTAAACCTAAAGCAGACTATCTATCATTTTAGCACCTGTCAGCCTGAGCCGATTATGAGATACAAGTATAATGTTTTTGGTCATGCTCACGAGGTGCGCAAAGACTGGCTGAATCATTGTTTCTATAAATGGAAGCCTAATAACCAATTTGATGATGTTCATTGTGTAGCGTTAAACTTATGGAATCCTGTGCCATTTGATAAATCAGTATTGCCTAGCTATTTAAAAAGTCATCATAATTATAAGAAAGTTTTAGTATGAACGCAGCTATTATTATAGATGACCGAGAAGATGTGGCTCAGGAAGCAATCGCAAGACATAAAAGGTTTATACCTAAATCATGGGATTTGCTACATATTCAACCGCCCTATGCAGGTGGCATTTACTATATAAAAACTCCTAGAGTATATAACTCTATACTAACTAATCCTAACTTTTGGCGTGGCTCACGATATGATAGGGTGCTAGTATTTCAGCATGATTCTGGATTACTAAAAGATGGCATTGAGGAGTTTTTAGAATGGGACTTTATAGGATCGTGGATTAAGAACATACCGGGTTGCATGAATGGAGGTCTAAGCATACGCAATCCAAAGCTGATGTATGAGATATGCGCAAAGCATCCGTACAAAGGCATGGAAAAAGATGGTAATGAAGATATTTACTTTACTAATAAGATGCGTGAGCTAGGCTATAAGTTACCTGATAAGGCAACCTGCAACCGATTTGCAGTTGAAACAGAGTTTGAGTATGGCTCAGTAGGCTATCATGCCATAGATAAATACCATAAAAATTACAACCTGTTATTAAAGCAATATGATTGATAAAATATTAAAAGTAACGGCAGAGGAGTTAAATGCAATCAATCTGTCAAAGTATCTAAAGAGTACCGATGATCTGGGTTTCCCAAAGGGTTGGTTTTACATGGATGCGGGACTTGAGCATTACAGATTACTAGCTTATATAAGCACTTTATATAACGGAGTTAACCTGTTAGACATTGGAAGCTATCAGGGAAGCTCTGCCATAGCTTTGTCATTTAATAAAAAAAATAAAGTTATTAGTTATGACATAGAGCATCAGCCAGAGATAGCGGAAATTAAAATACCTAACATTCAATTTATTAAAGGCAATGTTTTAAAGCATGAGATTGCAAGTCCTTTTATCATGCTAGATACTTACCATGACGGCGAGTTTGAGCAGGAGTTTGCGGATCATTTGCTAGAGATTAATTACAAAGGCTTAGTCATGTTTGATGACATTCATTTAAATAATGAAATGACTAATTTCTGGAATGGATTAAAAAACGAAAAATACGATTTAACACATATAGGACATCATACAGGTACAGGGATAGCTATTTATGATTAATTTATTTACTTCAATTTATACCGATAAAAGCGCAATCAGGCAAAAGGAATTAATCTACTGCTTAAATAAAAACATAGAGAATGCGCATATAGATAAAATTTATCTATTTGTTGATGGATTTGTAGACTTGCCAAATTCTGACAAATTAGTCATTATACCATTTCAGCGACCTACCTATCGTGACTTTTTTAACTTAATTGATAGAACAGTCACAAGCAGGGATGATATATCAATGGTCGCTAATACAGATATTTATTTTAATCATACTCTTAGCCAGTTGACTTTAAATGAACGGCAATGCATAGCCTTAAGCAGGTGGGATGATAAGATAAGCGGACTTAAGTTACATAATGAGCGCTTTAGTCAAGATGTCTGGATATTTAAGGGCAAAATGCGAAATGTTAATTTCTGTGACTTCTTTTTAGGCATACCGGGTTGTGATAATCGGATTGCTTATGAGTTACATAGCGCAGGTTATGCGCTTTATAATCCTGCTACTAGAATACAAGCTATACACTACCATAGAAGCAATCTGCATAATTACGATGGCAGAACATTAAAGATACAAAGACCATATCTGTTTATTCCTGTAACCTAAAAATAAATAATTATTATAAAGCAATATGAAAACGAAATTTAAAATGACTTGTAAAGATGGAGTTTATGAGGCAAATACTTTTTTAAGTTTAATTATAGAAGTTTTAAAACATCGCTTTTGGCATTTAAGAACACATGGTAAATGGATTGATTAATTATGAACATTCTATTAAGTCCAGGCATTTACTTACCGCATCAAAGAGCAGGATCTGAAATCTATTTGCATCGGGTTGTTACTTATCTAATGAGCAAAGGTCATGAAGTAAAGGCAGTAACTAGATGCCCTGAAAATTACAGTTATGAGGGCATACAGGTTTACAAGGCTAAAGACAATTACAAGCAATGCCATAATGATTTATGGGACTGGGCAGATCTGGTGTTTTGTCAACTGTCAGGCACTTACTATGCAATGAATAAGCAAAGGCTAAAAGCTAAAAAGGTAATTAACTTTGCTCATAACAACGTAGGCTATCCGCAGGTTAACATAAGACCAAATACTTATACTGTTTACAACTGTGAGAATACAAAGCGAGAATTAAATTACAATCAGGAAACATATACGCTATATGCTCCAATAGATTACAGAGATTATTCAACTGATAGACCAGAGGCAGAATATGTAACGCTAATAAACCATAACGAAAACAAAGGCGGACAGATATTAATTGAGATAGCAAAGCGAATGCCTAAAACAAAGTTTATGGCAGTACAAGGCGGTTACTATCATCAGATTAAAGATGAAAAGGTCAGGAATATAAAATATGTACCTTTAATTGATGATGTGCGCAAATATCTAGCAATGACTAAGGTTCTAATAGCACCTAGTGAGTATGAGAGTTATGGAATGGCTCAAATAGAAGCTCTGTGTTGCAATATTCCTGTTATCTGTTCTGATATACTAGGCTTTAGAGATAGTGTCGCAGATGCAGGGATATTCGTTGAGAGGAACAATATAGATGGATGGATAGATGCCATTAGTAATATAGATACAATCCAGACTAAGAAAACGCCTTTAGAGAGGGCAAAAGAATTAGATCCTGCTAAGGAATTGCCAAAGTTTGAAAATTGGTTAAATAAAATATGTAATTTAGCGCTGATATAATGGAAAAAAAAGAGTATCTAAAACAACCTTTTAAACCTAAAGACAATGGACCAGTTAAATGTAGTGAGCCTAGCGGATGCAAAGATGTATCTAAGACTAGACCTAGACTATACAATAGAAGATGGATTAATTACATCATTGATAAAATCTGCGGTAAATCAAGCTGAGCAGTTTACTTTACAGGTATTATGGCAAAGGCAAATGAGTTTAATTACGCCTGTATCTGGTGCAGTTAAAATATATGAGTACCCTTTAATTTCGGTTGAAACTGTGGTCGATCCTGATATGGCTCTATTGACATTCGAAACAATCGAAACGCAAGGCTTTACAGAGGTCATATCAGATACGGCAGGATTTAATACAGTTACGTTTGTCGCAGGTTATGGTTGGAATTATGAGGGCGGATCAGATGTTCCAGATGATATTGAAACTGCAATAAAAGAAATGATAGCATATTATTATGAGAACAGAGATAATCCAGTTGTTGGAATGCCTACGATTGCAACTCTTTTGCTTTCACCATACAGACGCATAACTTTATTCTAATGAATCCGGGCAGATTAGATAAGCGCATTACATTTGGCACGTTCACATCAGTTGAAAATGCCTATCAGGATTACGTAATTACGTTTGTGCCTGTTTTGGCTACATGGTCAAATATAAAGCCATACGATGGTAATAGACAGTTACAAGCGCAAGAACAGGTCATAAATCAGGTCTTTAGGTTTACAATCCGGTATAGAAAAGATTTTGCACCTACAAAAGACATGAGGATTCTGTATGAGTTAAATTTTTTTACTATTCATTCGATTAGGAATGTAGATGATACATTTCGATTTTATGAGATTTTGGCATCTGTAACGGATGATAATAATGGCGTCTAAAATAGATATTTCTAAATTACTATCTCAGATTTCAGCCTTTGGTCACGATGCTAATAGGTTAGCGGTTGCGGTAACTAACGAAACTACGCAAGGCATGGTTACTCAAGCGCAGTTAAGAGTAGTAGTTGATTTAGGTCAGTTAAGACAGTCAATAGGAAAAACAACTGCTAGAGTAGGTTTTAATAGATCATTCTTTTTTGCTAACGCTCCTTATGCAGCTTATGTTGAGTTTGGTACGGGAAGCGGAGTTATTATACCAAATGGCTTTTCAGACATGGCTGCACCTTTTAAGGGCAAAGGAATAAGGATAAGAAATTATCCAGCTAAACCTTTTTTTATACCTAGCTACCTAGAGGGCATCCAACAATATCCTAAAACTTTAAGAAAAGTATTGGAAGTTGAAACACGAAAATATAATGCAAAAAAATAATTACATTTGAGAAATGAAAGATGCTAATTTATCAATACTAAACGCATATAAGAGCGCTCTAGCCAATTTAATAGTCGGTGGCGTTACTATACCTGTATACAGTAAATCAGCACCTTTAAAGAACGTACCGGCTAAATATGTAATTTTATCTAGCCAAACAAGATTGCAAGAACAAACCAAGTGCGGATATTACTATCTTTGTACTATAAATGTTCAGATAGTCACCAGATACCCTAATGGTAATGGCGATTTAAGTTTTGCAATCGTTATTAGTGAGGAGATACAAGACAGAATACAGGTTACTAACTTAACTTTGTCTAATTTTATAAATGTTGAGACCTTACAACTATTAACAAATGAGGTAATACTAGAAACAGAAACAGAAAATATATTTCAATACATACTAACTTTTCAACACAAATTAAATAGAACTTAAAATGGCAGCAGAACAATTTTATGCAGGAAGTCTATTCATGCTCTACATACGCACAGGTGGCGCATGGAAGCCAGTAGCATGTTTGACATCAAACGGAATCAGCGAATCATGGGATTTTGCTGAAACAGTAACTAAGTGCGATCCGGGAGTGACCAGACGCAAACCGACAACCTATTCTTTTGAGATACCTTTTGAGGGTGTTTTTACAGATACAGTTGGCGCAGGTGGCGATACCGCTAAAGCATCATGGGATCGTATTAGCACGATTGCAAGGGCAAAGACTTTGACCGAGTTTCAAGTGGCTTTACTTAAAACTGATGGAACAGAAGATCCTAACTTTTCAGAGCAGTATGGCTATGCTTACTTTAGTGCTTTAGAGATTACAGGCGCAGAGGGTGAGTTTATTACCTTTACTGGCACTCTGTTAGGTGATGGTGATATTACCACAACTGATCCATACCCTGGTTACTAAATGGAGGGACATTTAACGTACAAAATAGGTGAGGTCGATAGGCAGATGTTCTTTGGCAATTATGCGCTAGAGCAAACGCTTACTCACTTTGACGCATCGGTGACTGATCTATCAGATTTGTTAGGTAAGCAATTACTGCCGTTCCTGAGAGTGTTTATTTATCATGCATCGGCTTACCCTATATTAAAGAAAGGCGAGATCATAGACTTTACGGAGTTTGATGTGCATGATTGGATTGATAACTCTGGAGGCTCAGGTGGTGAGTTTATCCTAACAGTATCTAAAGAAGTCTTTAGGGTGTTAGGGTTAAATACAGAGGTAACTGAGCAAAAAAAAAGCAAACAGGAAAGTTAAATTGGAATAAAGATGTGTTGACTTTTGCTTTTGGGGAACTCGGTTTGATGCCTGATGACTTTTACGCCTTGACATGGAATCAATATATTCTTAAATGTCAAGGCTTTTTTAATAAAGAAAAAAAGGATTGGGAGCGCATCGGTTGGTCAACGTGGAACGGAATGAGAGTTCACGTTAATAAAGGGATGCCTAGTTTTAAAAAGTTCATGGCTTTTATCTACGAAAACGATGAGATAGCAGACATGGATGTAATCAAAGATCAAATGAATAAGGCGATGCTTAAATACTTAGAAGATGCAAGGAATTGAAATACCTATTGGCGCACCTTTAGGGCAATTAGATAAGGACTTAAATGGTGCGCAAAAGAAATTAAAAGGCTTTACTAATGGTGCTGAAACAGATTTAAAAAGTTTTTCATCAACTGCTAGTAGTGCATTTAAAACAGCAGGTCTTGCTTTTGCAGGTGCATTTAGTGTAGGTGCTTTTATTAGTTTTGGCAAGGAGGTTTTAACAGTAACTGCTGAGTTTGAAAAGTTTGGTGCGGTTCTCGGCAATACTTTAGGATCTAATGCTTTAGCAAAATTAAAACTAAAAGAAATTTCAGATTTTGCGGCTAATACTCCATTTAGCGTTAATGAATTAACTGCATCTTTTGTAAAACTAGCAAATGCAGGATTTAAACCAACAGGAGATGAAATGCGTAGGCTTGGAGATCTTGCATCAAGCACAGGTAAATCATTTGATCAATTAGCAGAGGGCATACTTGATGCACAAAGTGGGGAATTTGAAAGGTTAAAAGAGTTTGGAATCAGGGCAGAGAAATCAGGCGATAAAGTAATATTTACTTTTAAAGGGGTTAAAACACAGGTTGATCAATCATCTGAGGCTATTACAAATTACGTTACATCTTTAGGTAATGCTGAGGGTGTATCTGGATCTATGGCAGTTATATCAGAAACATTGACTGGTAAGATTTCAAATTTAGGTGATAGTTGGGATACAATGCTTGTTTCAGTTGGTAGTAATACTTCTGGAGTGTTTAGTGGTGCTATTGATTTAATAAGTCAAGCAATAAACCAAATAACTCAGTTTAATAAAGAATTGAATACTGCATCTAAATTTAAAATAGAGGGAACTTTTTTAGAGGGATTAGTAAAATCAGTTGGTAAAATTGCAGGTGGTCCCGCATTAGGTGCGTTTATGTCTACAAAAGATATAAATGTAAGTGCAATAATGGCTGTTGAAAAAGGAGTTAATGATATTGTACAAACTACAGTTTCTGGCGCTAAAAGTGTAAACGATTTTTCAACTGCAATAGCATCTTTAAAAACAGAAGGCGATAAGTTATTAAAAGGCGGCGCAAGTCAAAACATAAAGAGCGCATTTAAAACAGTTTATGAAGATGGCATAAAAGCTTTAAGAGATAGTAGAACTGCATTTGAAAAGGAATTAAATAAGGATAAACCTGCAAAAATAAATTTAGCGGCAGAAAAAAAGGCTGCTGCTGAGGCTGCAAAATTAGCAAAAGAATCAGCTAAAACTCAGGCTGAAATAAGAGTACAAGCTCAAGCATTTGCAGGTAAATTAGTTATAGATGGATTTACAAGAAACATTGAAGCTGAAAGGTTAGCTATTGAAAAAGAATTTGCAGGACTAGATGCATTAATAGAAGAAACAAATCCTTTTGCTAAATTATTTGAAAAGCAAGATTTAGCTGATGTTAAATCTTTACTAACTCCATTTCAAAATTTAAAACTTGTTTTACAAAGCGAAATATTACCTCAACTTGGAAGCTCATTTAAAACATTTTTTGATGATTTATTAATGAATGGTAAACTTTCATTTGAATCATTAGGTCAAGCAATTAAAAATACTTTTTTATCAGTATTAGCAAGTGAGGCAACTCAGGGCGTTTTAAAACTGTTAGGATCGGTAGGTGGTAAAACTGAAAAAGGTGGCGGTTTAATAGCAGGTATTGCAGGATTGTTTGGCGCAAGTAAAAAAGCCGCACCATTAGCAGGTATTGCCGCATCAACTGGAGGGTTTTTAGGTTCGGCTGCAACTATTGGCGCACCAGTCGCTGCTGCTAGTCCATTGCTACCTATCTTAGCCGGGGTTGCTGCAATAGCAGGAATAGCATCGTTATTTAAAAAGAAACAACAAGCACCTATTCCACAGGCATCATCTACTATAAGCACAAGTGCGGCAGGATCTGCTCAGGACTTTGGCGGTGGTCGTGTTGTATTTGAGATTTCAGGTACTAACTTAATCGGTGTGTTAAACAGAGCAGGTGCTAAATTACAGAGGTTCGGACCATGAGTTACAGTCAAAAATATTATTTTACGTTTTATAGCGACAGAGATACTCGGATTATCAATGGTACGCCAGATGAGTATTCCTGCGATATTTCACAACTGGATTATGCAGGTTCAGCAACAGAAATTCAGGCTCAACAAAATCCAATCCAGATAAATTACCAGAATACATCAAGTAATAAACTAGAGCCTATTATCGGTTCTGAATGTACGCTAAACCTAATAGCAACTGAGGACTTTGAACTAGAGGACTTATATACAGAGAATGAGCGTGAGTTTTTAGTAGAAATATTTAGGAATGGAACTTTAATTTGGTCAGGCTTTATAATTCCAGATGGATGTCAGGAGTCTTTTACGTTTGCACCTTATGTAATTTCTGTAAATGCAGTTGATGGATTAGGGTTGCTTAAAAATCTGTCTTATGTGCAGAACGATGGGAACTTTTATTTAGGTAAGCAGAGTTTTATTGAGGTAATAGAAGCCTGTCTAGTTAGGTTAGATGCACCTAGTTTAGTCCTTAATACTTGCGTTAATATTTATGAAACAAGCATGACGCAAGGCGATTCTTACGATCCTTTAGACATGGCTTATGTAAATGCAGAGCGTTATTTAAAAGATGACCAGTTTACGCCAATGAACTGTGAAGATGTGCTTAGATCAATATTAGAGGAATGGACTGCCGTAATGATTCAAAGCGGAGGCGAATGGTATATTTATAGACCGACAGAGTTAGCAGTAGATGGTGACTTAGTATTTAGAAGATATTTAGATGGGTACAGGATTTATGATCAGCCGACTGTTACCGAGAATTTAGATTTGGTTTTAGGTGGCGAGAGTGAGGGAATTATTGCAGCTCCTTATTTCCATATTAATACTGACCAAATGAAGATGATTGATCGACCATATAAAAATGCATCTATGTCTTATCTGTATGGTAAAAATCAAAATCCTGATCAAGAACTAGCAAATCCTAATTTAGCAGGAGCAGGTCAAACCTGCGGAGGCGATCCGATTGGTCCTTGTGATAGCGTTACAATTCCTGGCTACACTAAAACAGGTACAATGTATGCAGGTTTAAATCCAACTGGTGGCGTAGTATTTTATTCAGATGGTGGCACTTACCCAACATTAGCTAATTTTTATCTAAATAATAATACTATTCCTATTGATAATACACAGAGATTAAAAATTTTAGTTGAGTATAAAAATTTAGATCCTTTGTTTACTACCGACATGAATTTTGTAATTACGCTAACAGAGGGACTAAATACATACTATTTGCAATCTGAGGGCGCGTGGACTACTAGCGCAAGTGAATTACCTTATACAGTAAGGAGCGAAGTTGGCGCTACCGGTAGTTTTGAAATTATTTCAGCCATAGTTCCGATTACAGGATTATTTACTAAATCAGTTACTTTAAAAATACTTGCACCATCTGGGACAGTACATGATATTGTTTATACAGAAATATCGGCTTATGTACTGATTGATTTTGGCGATGTAATTGGTGAGATACATACTGCAACGCAAACAGGCAAGTTTACATTTGTGCCTGAAACTATTAATGTATTTAATGGCGATAATGATAGTACAATTTATTTAGGTGCTATTTACCAGGATGATCAGGTGACTTTAACAGAAAGGTGGGTAAGGCGCGGAATATCTGAGAGTATTCTGGCAGAGCCTTATGAGGCTAATAAAGAATTTCTACGGATTGCAGTTGAAGAAAAACAAAGACTATATGCAGGACCATTTGTAAGATTTGAGGGATCTATATTTGGCTACTTTAATCCTTTGCAGAGGTGGTCAATTAATTTAATAGAGGGTTATTTTATGAATTTAAGCCTAACTTATGACTTGCAGCAGAATATCTGTAAAGCAGTTTTAGGTAGAATAATAGATGACGAGATTGCTTTGGATTATACCTTAGTGCCAGATTACGGAGCTACAACTAGAGTAACTGTAAAAGGAACGCCATGATGCTATTTATAAACAATATGCCTGTAGGTTGTTTAACCTCTGTAAGTAGATCAGAGCAGATTTCGTTTTTAGGAACGTGCAAGACAACACAGTCAGGCGGTCAGACGCAATTAGGAAGGCTCTACACCTACTCTATACCCTTTGAGGGTGTTATGACTACCGACAGTAATATAATGTCGTGGACAGGCTTAAAATCGCTTGAAAGAGTTAAGATAGATTGGGAAATTACAGGCGATGGCATAGAGGGTGAGCAAGGGCAAGGATTTATAGAGAATTTAGAGATAGTGGGTGAGGTGCAAGATTTTATTAAATTTAGTGGAAACATAACAGGCTATGACTGATTTAATGCTTTATATAAACGATACGCCTGTGGGGTGTTTGCTGAGTAATAATCTAGCTGAAAATATCAGCTTTATTAAAACCTGCAAATCTACGCAAGATATGGCTCAGAAGCAGTTACCACAGTTGCATTCTTATTCTATAAGTTTTGAAGCGGTTTATTCGACAGATCAAGCTATAATAGGATGGGATCAGCTAAAAGATTTAGGCAGATCTAGGCAGATTATGGACTGGTCAATGCTGAATACAGATACGAATGAGGGCGATGCAGGTGAGGGATTTCTGGAATCTTTAGAGATTAGCGGAACATCTGAAGATTTTGTTAAATTTACAGGAGTTATTACCGGCTATGGAGCGATTGTAAATGCAGCTCTAGCTTATAATGTTTGGGCGCAGGATTCAGGTGTTTATGTGGATAATGGTGGTGGTTTGTATGTATTTGTAAATTAAAAGATATGCCAGTTATAAATGGAGTTTATTTAAAGGATTTTACGGCATTACCGAGTTCGGTAACGGATGCTAATATAATACCTATTGCCATTACTGGCAATCAGATTGCGTATAGGACAACTGTCGGAGGTATTGTGACAGATGCTAGAGTGACTAGTAAACTATTGACAGGCTTATCAGTCACAGGTGGCGCTATTGCGTCAACCGATACTATCTTACAAGCATTTGGCAAAGTCCAGAACCAGATCAATAGCAAGGTTAGTTCCGTTGGCTTAACAATGCCATCGGCTTTTAACGTAGCTAATTCACCTATAACAAGCGCAGGCACTTTAGCAGTAACGGCTGCGGGGGTAGCATCTCAATACATTAGAGGCGATGGCGCTTTAGCTGATTTCCCTACAAATGGAGGCGGCGGCTCATCGGTTGCCTATTATCTTAACGGATCAGTAAATCAGGGTACTTTTGTAGGGAATACGTACTACGAAATGAATAAAACGCCTGTTATCGGGACAGGTACTGATTTTACTATTAGCTCAAATGGATATATTGCGCAGTTTATAACAGACGCAAACGATCCTGCATCTTTATTAATACCGGCAGGTAATTGGAACGTAGAAATGTACTTTAGTGCATCATCTAACGGTGGTACGCCATCATTTTACGTAGAGGTCTACAAATATAACGGCACTACTTTTACTTTGTTAGGTACAAGCTCAGCTACTCCAGAGGGCATCACAAATGGAACGGCAATAGATATTTATTATACATCAGTTGGTATTCCTGAGACTGTATTAACAATAACAGACAGACTTGCAATCCGTGTTTATGTTACTAACTCAGGCAGAACAATTACCTTGCATACTGAGGATAATCATTTATCAGAGATTATTACAACATTCTCAAATGGTATAAATACGCTAAACGGATTAACAAAACAGGCTCAATACTTTGCGGTTGGAAGCGCAGGTAGTGATTTTGCAATAGTAAGTTCGGTAGATACGCATACTTTTAACATTCCGGATGCCTCTGCAACTGCTAGAGGTTTAATAACCATAGGAACTCAAACGATAGCAGGGGCTAAGACATTAACTAGCACCTTGTCAGGAGTTGCAGCAAATTGGTCAGGTTTGCAATCTGTAAGTATAGGTGATGCAATAGGCTTAAACGTTACCAATTCTTCAGCTACAAATTCTGCTGCAGTTT